CCTGCCCAACCTGCCCCCTGAAGGGGGCCTGCTCGCCGACGGCGCCATCCAGGTCACACTGCTGCTCGCCAACGGCCAGAAGTACACCGCCCAGGTGCCCCTCGACACCGGCCTCCAAGCCGCCGGGGGCCGCCGAGAGCACACCCGCAAACGCTAAGGAGACCCCATGCCCTGGAATCTCGCCACCTACGAAACCCGCATCCAAAACCTGCTCGCCGACACCTCCGCCGCGATCTGGTCTACCGGCTGGATCGACGACGCCCTGCGCCAGGCACTCATGGAATACTCCGCCGCACTGCCCATCGAGCAGGCCGGCACCGTCACGCTCGCCGGCGACGGTCGCGAGATCGACGTCTCGACCCTCACCGGCCTGGCCAACGTGCACGCGGTGTGGCTCCCCTACACCGCGTCCGACCCGGAGGACCCGCCCAACGCCCGCCACTTCCGCTTCTGGCCCAACCTGAACAAGGTGTACATCGTCGGCGGACCCGAACCGGATACCGGCGACGTGGCGCGGGTCTTTTACACCAAGGCCCATACCATCGACGACCTCGACTCGGCCACCGAAACCAGCGTCTCCGCCAACGACGAACACCTGCTCGTCCGCGGCGCTGCGGGCCTGTGCGCCACGACGCGCGCCCTCGACCTGGCCGAACAGGTCACTCTTGACCGCAACACGCCCACTATGGTGCAGAACTGGGGCGAGGCCATGTACCGCAACTTCCAGCAGGCCCTGCGCCGCATCGCCGTCTCGCGCCAGGGCCAGGCGCTCGTCCCCCTGCCACCTCTTGACCGCCACAATGGAGACTGGCAGTGAGAAGCGGTGAGCGGGCAGCGGTCAGCGATGCCCGGCGCTCGAAGCGCCGGGCTGAGAGAGCGAAGCCCTGCCGGGCTGCATGTTTCGGTGCCCGCACGGTCATTCCCAGCCCGCCCCGCCCGGCGGGGCCCGCAGGGCTTCGCAGTCTAGCCCGGAGGTTCACCTCCGGGCGGCGGGCTGAACGCTGAACGCTGAACGCTGATCGCTGAAGGCCGACCGCTATGACAAGAACCATCGACGCCGCACTCCTCGCCGCACAGAAGAAGACGGCCCTCACCCCGTCACTCCAGGCCGTCTTCTCTGATAACGGCCTGCCGCACTACCTGACCGCCATCGCCTACCCCATGACCGGCTTCAGCGGCTCGGTCACCTCCTCGTGCCTGGTCACCGGCGGCACACCCGCCATCATCCGCGCCCACCGCGTCTCCGGCACCGGCGTCCAGGTGCAGCGCATCACCAACCCCGCCACCAGCAGCCAGTGGACCAGCGGCTGGACCACCCTGGCCGCCGGCGCCAACTACCCGGCCCTCTTCTTCACCGGCACCTCCGTCATCTGCGTCTACCAGATCGAGGCCACCAAGCAGGTCCAGTGGAAAAGATCATCCGACGGCGGCCAGTCCTGGTCCATCGCCCAGGCCATCTGGACGCCGGCGTATTTCCTCAACGCCAAGCAAATCGGCGTGTCAGCCGGCGGCGGCACCAGCGGCTTCTTCTACGCCAACAGCACCTACCTCTACTTCCGCCGCTACCACGACGATACCGACACCTGGGACGCCGAGCAGTCCCACAACACCACCTTCCTCGTCGGCACCGTCGGCGCCGCCTACACCGGCGCCGGCAACGTCTACCGCCTGGTCTACGTGGTGGATGACTACGCCAGCTGGACCGAAGCCTGCCTGCTGGCACAGAGCTACACCTACCCCTCCACCTGGGGCACCAAGGTACCCATCCTGGGCGTTCACGGCCAGGGTACCGACGCCTACAACATTGCCCTGGTCCACCTGGCGAAGTTGGGCACCTACTATCACCTCAATTTCTACCTCTCGTCCGACACCGGCGGCGGCGGCATCTTCGACACCGGCGACCACTACTCAGCCGTATCCGACGACGGAGTCTACTTCACCGGTCCCGTCAAGCTCTCACAAACCAACATCGCCGACCGCTTCCAGCCACTGACCTGGCCGGCCACCGGCGTCACCTACCTGTCCTGCGACACCGTCCTCATGACCAGCACCCCACCTGCCGACGTCACCGCCACCACTGGCCAGATCGTCGACTACGACCTCGAAGACCATGGCCCCACTGCCTACCTCCGCATGACCCTCGACAACCGCGATGGAACATTCGACGACCTGGCAACGTCGCGCCTGGGCTGCGACCTGGCCCTGGAGCGCGGCGCCGTGGTGGGCACCACCGCCTACCGCGTCGCACGCGAGACCTTCGTAGTCGACCGCATCCAGCGCAGCCTCGACGGCAGGCGGGCGCGCGTCACAGCCTACAACACCCACCGCCTGCTCGACCTGTGGCACGCCGAGCTGCTGACCTACTACGCCGGCCTCACTCTGTCCGGGCTGGTCGAGACCATCGCCGCCCTTGCCGGCATCCACTCATGCACCTTCGACGCCAACGCCGTCTGGTCGACCGCCATCGGCGAGTTCGCCATCCAGCCCGGGCGCTCCGCCGCCGAGGCGCTCGCCCCGCTGCAGGAGCAGTTCCAGTTCGTGAGCCGCATCAGCGCCGGCACCAACCTCCACTCGTTTGTGCTGAGCGCCTCACCCGGCAGCGATTACACCTTCGGCGCCGGCGCCGGCGAGCACCCCACCCTCACCTACCAGGACACGGCCCAACGCACCCTGCCCGCCATCAGCCACGCCATGGTGATCGGCTCCGGCGCCGGCGCCCACGCCGTGGCCACCGCCCTGCAGGCCGAGACCGGGCGCCAGCTCACCCACATGATCAACCGCGCCTACATCACCACCACCGCCGAGGCAGCCGCGGTCGCCGACGCCGTGATCGACAAGGTCGAAGCATCCATCAGCAAGGCCACCCTCACCTGCCTGCCCGCCTTTCACCTGCAGCCCTTCGACGTGGTGACCAGCGACGACTTCCAGCCCGGCACCAAACGCTACATTGCCGCCATCCGCGAGGTGTACCATCCCCTCCTCAAGGAGGTGCGCGCCAGCGCCGGCCCCGCCAGCCGCATGGCATGGTACCAGACCTACACCCTGGCCGAACTCAGCCGTCCCACCGCCGGCCCCGGCCTCGACGCCATCACACCCCAGTCCCTCGTCAAGTCTGAGATCCGCCGCGGAACCCTGATCGGCTTCGACTCGACAACCTGGAAAGCCACCCTCCACGTCGACGGCTCGATGGCCGCCGTGACGCTCCCCTGCGCCACCTGGCTGCAGCCGGTGCAGCTCACGGCCAACCGCCGCCTGGCCGTCCTCCTCTTCGACGCCTCCAACCCGGCCGACGGCCTGGTGATCGGCACCTACGGCTACCCCGGCTGGCCCCTCGACATGTATCCCAACAACGACGAAGCCGGGCTGCTCCAGCGCGAGGTGTACCGCTTCTACCCCAACGTCGCGGCCGGCACCGCCGGCGACGACTTCGACGGCTCGGCATGGGCCAGCGGCTGGACCGGCTGGGCCGGCGCGCCCTTCGCCACGCCCACCACCGTCTGGAGCTATCCCAGCTGCGTCAGCATGACCTGCAACGGAACCCTGCGCGCCTTCCGCTACCGCACCGGCACCCTCAACGCTGTCCAGGCCGGCAAGTTTGCCATGCTCACCAACGCGGTCGGCGCCTTCATCGGCCTGCGCATCGACGACGGCACCGACAACAATTGCGCCGAGCTCGCCCTGCGCTACACTGCCCTGAACCAATACGACGTCATCTCGCGCTACCGAACCGGCGGCGGCGCCGTGACCACCACCGTCCACAAACTCATCGAGTACCCCATCTGGATCGTGCTCGACATGTACCCGGTCGGCAGCCAGTGGAGCAACTGGGGCGCCTGGGGCGACATGTTCGTCGACTCGCCCGGCGGCTACATCCTCAACTTCAGCAGCGGCTTCACCTGGACCCCTGCCCGCAAGGGCCTGGTCTTCAACGCCGTGAACGCCGGCACCTGGCAGGCCCACCTGTGCGATTGGTACAGGTAGGGGCAATTCACGAATTGCCCGCACGGGAGTAAGGAGAGACCTATGGAACCGATAGCCGACGGGCCGCAGGCGCGCGGTCACCCGCGCAAACAACCCGATCCGCCTTCCGGCGAGCCGGCACCACCACCGCCGGCGCCGCCCCCAGCCTGGCCCGACCTGGCCCAACCGCCCACACAACCACCCGGCACCGCCGAACCAACCCCGCCGATGACCGACCAGGCCGAGCTCGCCGGGGCGCTCTGGCAGATCGCCGCCGCCCTCCAGCAAACACTGAACCAATTGGTGGACCTATGCGCGCAGCTCACTCCCAATGGCTAATCTGACCCGAAAATACCGCGGCATGCTCCCTGCCGATCCGTGATCGGCAGGGCCGGGGCGGCAGGTCACGGACCTGCCGCGAGCGGCATTTTCATCCTTTATGGCGAACGTCAGTTCATGGTAACTCTGCGCTGAGAACTGCTGGCTCCCATGCCCAATCTGAAACCCATCCTCACCTCCATCCAGCTCTACTCCCGCCTGATCCTCGACAAGCCGCTCTATCCGTACCAGGTGGCGCCGGCCAACGCGCTCATCGACTCTTGCCTCCACCAGAAAGGGCTCGAATTCCTGTGGGTCTTCCCACGACAGTCGGGCAAGGACGAGACCATCGCCCAATCCACGGCATTCCTGCTCACCCTCTTCCACCGGGTCGAGGCCGCCATCGTCCACGTCTACCCCACCGCCCAACAACTTCCCACCGGAACCGACCGGCTCCGCCACCGCCTGGCCAATGCCATCACCGGCAGCCGCAGCTGGACAAAGACCGCCCCTATCCGCATCGGCGTTGGCCGCGCCCAGGTCGCCTTCTTCAGCGGCCACCCCCTGGCACGAGCCGAGGGCGCCACCGCCAACGTCCTGCTCATCGTCAACGAGGTACAAGACCAGATCGAGGCCGTCATCGAACGCCGCTTCACCCCCATGCGCGCTTCCACGAATGCCACCGCCCTCTACGTCGGCACGGTGCGCACCACCGCCGACTACCTCTGGCGCGTCAAGACCCGCCTCGAAGCGCTCCAGGCCGCCGACAACATCCGTCGCGTCTTCCTCGTCACGCCCGACCAGGTCGGCGCCAACAATCCCAGCTACGCCCAATTCGTCGCCGGCCAGGTGGCCCTCAAGGGCCGCCAGCACCCCTCGGTGAAGACCGAACTCTTCAACGAACCGCTCGACACCGCCCAGGGTCTCTTTCCGGAGCGCCGCCGCGCCCTGATGCGCGGCACCCACTCGCGCATGCGCGCCCCCATCCTCGGAGAGGTCTACCTGGGCACCCTCGACGTGGGCGGCCAGGACGAGGCGGCCACCGCGGGACCCTATGGCAACCTGGCCCGCCCCGGCCGCGACTACACTGTCGCAACCATGTTCCGCGTCGTGCCCGCACAGCCCCCACCAGCGTCTGGGGCATCGACCGCCCCCGTCGCCTCACCCCTGCTCCCTACTCCCTACTCCTTACTCCCGTCCTTCGACGCCGTCGACGTCTTCGTCGACCACGGATCAAGGCATTTCCAGGACGCACCCGGCCAGCCCGCGCTCTTCCAACGTCTCCTGGCCTGGCTCAACCACTGGAACGCCGCCGCCGTCATCGCCGACACCAGCGGAGTCGGCCAGGGCATCGCCGACGCCCTCGCCAAAGCCTACCCGCGCCAGGTCGTGGGCTTCGACTTCGCCCGCGACCACGGCAAGGCCAGGCTGGGCACCGACTTCCTGGCCTTGATCGAAACCGGGCGCTTCAAGTACTTTACCCACGAAGGACCCCAAGAACACCAAGAGAAACCTGGTGAACCTTCGTGGATAGACGATCCCGACGCCTGGGCGTTCTTCGAGCAGTGCCGCTTCTGCGGCTACGAACTCGCCGAGGGCCAGCCCATCGAGCGGGGCCTGCGCTGGTCCGTCCCGGCCACCGCCACCACCACCGCGCCAGGTGGAACCACCGAACCCGTCCACGACGACCGGCTGCTGTCCGCCGCGCTCATCGCCGAGGCGGACCGGCTCATCCGCGCCGGCCAGCTCTTCGTCGGTAGCGGCCAATCCGCTGTCATCCGCCGCCCCGACGACGACGCACCCCAGGCGGGGCAGACCACCGCCCACACCTGGTAAGCCCACCCAGCACGTTTCCTCGGGCGTGTTTCCGTTTGGGGGCGGCCACCTCGTCGATTTGACAGGAATGCCGCGGGGGATTATCCTCCCAGGTGAATTGAATGTACGACGCGACAGTGCGCTTCTGTTGCGGAACG